AGATAGTATACTGCGACTGTGTTTATGTACTTAACGTAAACGATCTTATAGGTGAGGGAACGGCACTTGCGATAGAGTTTGCTGCTTCATTAGATAAGGATATTGTATTTCATTCAGACGCAGATGGAGGTTATCCACATGATATCCCTGTATTTGCTTATCAAATGAAGCTCAGTCCTGAAAGTGAAGAAGACTCCGAAAACAATAGTGCTTGACACACAAAAGAAAGTGTGCTATGAGACACAACTTCGATTGGGTAACTGATTTCTGCAAGAAATGTGGAAAGTCTTTCAAACAGACAATCGATAAAGAAGTCGATGACTGCATTGAGGAGAACAACATATATGGCATCACACACAAAATTGCCAGAAAACAACTATTTTCACAGATACGAACCGCCGCTAAAAGTGACAATCCCACGCCCAACTGAGATACCACGCGCAAGAGGAGTTATGTCAACCGGAAAGTACGGTGGCAATCTCCGCATCCGTTGCACCAATGCCGAATATGATATGGCTAAAGAGATAGCTGACTCTCTAGGACTTACTTTAGCTGGATTTGGTAGGTGGTGTATAGTTCGTTGTGCAATGGCTTTGAAAGAGCATAGGGATAATGAATCAGATAATATCGAAGCAGATGGAGCTTGATGCTACACAGAAAGAAGCAGTACGTGCTTGCACCTCACCCGATAACAGGATCGTAGCTGTAACTGGTCAAGCAGGAACAGGAAAGACTACGATACTAAAACAAGTCTATGAGTTCTGGAAGAGACAGAATAAGGAAGTTGTACTAGCAGCACCAACAGGAAAAGCTGCAAAACGTATTAAGGAGCTAACAGGTATACCTGCTATGACGTTTCACCGTCTCCTTGAATACCCAATGCCTGGAGAAATAGATGAAAAGACAGGCAGGGCACTTGTTTCATCAGACCCTAAGTGCGATAGAAACAAACCAATTCCTTATGATATTATACTTGGCGACGAGTATGCTATGGTCAATCATGAAGTACATCGTAACCTTCTTGATGCTATGCGTCCTGGGAGTCTTATACGCATGTTTGGAGATGCTAATCAATTGTCTCCGATCGAGAGTGCCAAGTCTCTTCAGAACAGGCCGTCGCCATTCATGAACATGTTAGACAAGTTTAATGGTGTCTGGCTAACTAAGATACATAGACAGGAAGAAGGCAGCGACATTATATCAAACGGTGATCTGATCATACGTGGTGGAATGCCGAAGAGAAGTAACACATTCATTCTTGATATCACAGATGATCCTGTAGTCGTCATATGTAATAGAGTCCTGGCTGAATTAGATGACGTAGATGACTTTGGCAATATAAAAGATGAAGCTGTAGACTTTACAAGTATTCATAATCAGATAATATCCTGCACTAAGAAGGGATGGGTTGGAACAGAATCTCTCAACGCCCAGATTCAATCATTAGTACAACCATCAGGTAGAATGTACTGGGAACTCGAACGCCATCAATGGGATGAAAGATCCCATCTTCGTATCTTTGAAGGAGACAAGGTTGTTATAATGAAGAACAACTATGGTCTTGAAGTGTTTAATGGAGAGACTGGTATTGTCTCGAAGATAGATGATCAAATGGGGATCGAGATAGACTTTGGAGATAAGGTCACTACTATACCAACAATTCAAGAGTACGAAGATAGACATGGTCCTAAGTACTTTAATCCTCAGAAAGATATAGACCTTGCATATGTAATCACAACACACAAATGTCAGGGTAGTGAGTACGAACACGTCATGTACGTGATGAATAAGTCAAGGAACTTTCTACTGAATAGGAAGAACTTATACACTGGTATATCAAGAGCTCGTAAGTCTGTTAGATTGGTTACAGATCAACGAGCCTTGTCTCTATCACTCTATAAGAAGGATGATAAGATAGTCAGATGACTGAAATCATAATAGTCAATGGCCCACCAGGCTGCGGTAAAGACATGGCAGTTACATACCTAAAGAAGGACATACCAAACTGTGAAGTATTTAGGTTTGCTGATCCACTCCGTAAGATATTCAGGGCCATGTTCAACTTCACAGATATACAAACATATAATCTATTGGAGAATCTAAAGGATGAACAGTCCGTCACCTTGGGATACGCAGACTGGCCTGCAAGTGATGCACCTGCAACAAGAAGCCCAAGAGAAGTTCTTATTGATATTAGCGAGAACTATATTAAGCCTATGTTTGGAGATGCTCACTTGGGTAAACTGGTGGTTAGAGAGATCAATCAAACACCGTGTAGATATGCACTCATTAACGGTGGAGGATTCGACGGAGAGGTTGAAGCTATTGTCAAAGCCTTCAGCCCAGGAAATGTCTTTATCTTACAAATCGAAAGACCAGGATGCGACTTTGATAATGACAGTAGAGACTGGATTGATTGGAAAAAATGGGGATGTAAAGGTAAGCGTATAAATAATGAGCATGAACTTGACTTATATCGCATTCAACTTTGGAGGGCTCTACGTTGGATACCAGCGTTAGAAACGAAACTGAACTCCTAAGAGAAATAACAAAACTTACAACTCAAATAGGATTGACGCTGAGTTGCCCAGGATCAGGACCACTTGAATCAAAGATACTAGTTATAGGAGAAGCTCCTGGCGAGAAAGAAGAGCAGATGAAGATACCACTTGTGGGACCATCTGGGGCTTACTTCTGGGATAAGATGCAAGAGATTGGAATCACAAGATCACAATGTTATGTTACAAATGTATGCAAGAGAGTTCTCAACTTTGGTAGGCAGATGTCTGATAAGTCTCCCATCAAGAAAGACGAAAGAGACCATTGGGAAGGACTACTAGACTGGGAAATAGATCAGTTACCTAATATAGAGATAGTCATAATACTAGGCGGAATGGCTTTACACGCTCTTGTTAACGATAGCAAGATCACTAACTGGCGTGGTTCTGTATTTAACTGTATGGTCGGCAGATCTCAGAGAAAAGTCAGTGCAATAGCCATGTTCAATCCTGCTTATATACTATACGAATCCAGGTGGGAAGTCATATATAAGTTTGACGCAAACAAGATTAAACTAGTACGCGAAGGTAAATACAAGAAGCATGTAATAAAACACCGGATTAATCTGTCATTGGAAGAAGCGCATGATGAACTTGACAGTCTTATGGATACCGATAAACCCATCGCTTTCGACATTGAGACTATTGCGAACCAAACAGCATGTATTGGCTTTGCGAATCAAGCGCATGAAGGAGTCTGCATTAATTTCCGTGGAAACACTAGTGACACGTTCTCCCTTGAAGACGAGGTTGGACTACGTAAACATATTCAAAGACTATTCTCCAAACCCGGCAAACGATTTATAGCTCAGAACGGTAACTTTGATGCTTACTGGCTTTGGTACAAAGATCGCATCCGTGTTCAACCGATTTGGTTTGACACTCTTTTGGCTCATCACACCCTCTACCCACGAATGCCACATAACTTGGGGTTCCTCACCGCACAGTATACGACTCATCCGTATTACAAAGACGAAGGAAAAGAATGGAGGGAAAATCCTGACCCTAATGCGATCAATCAGTTTTGGGATTACAACGTCAAAGATTGCGCCATCACTTACGCAGTACACGAAAAGCTCCACGAAGAACTCAAAGAACAAAAGCTAGATAAGTTCTTCTTCAATCGAGTAATGAAACTACAACCACATCTTACAGCTATGACTGTCGGAGGAATAAAAGCAGACAAAGAGTACAAAGATAAACTAGCTATTGAGTTTCAAGAAGAACTGGATAAGAAAATACAACAGTTCTATTCTATTGCCGAAAAGATAAATGGAGAACCATTGTATCCTAATCTGCGCTCTAATCAGCAGATGGCAAAGTTCTGGTTCGATGACATGAAGTTAGTCGGTCACGGTAGAAGCACTAACAAAGCGAATAGAGATAGGATGTTAGTGCATCCAGGCACTACTGATACACATGCAGAACTCATACATCTATACAACGACTTCGCAACAGACACTAAGTTTCTATCGACATATCTAAATTCAAAAGTAGATCCTGATGGAAGGATACGTTGTGAGTATAGACAGTGGGGAGTTCAGAGTGCTCCAGGT